CCGTCCGCGTCGCTGTCTTGACAGCACTCATCGAAGCGGCGCAGGTTTGCCATGTCGTCATCTGTCAGCAAACCTCGCATCGCGGTCTGAACCAGATTTTGGATAAGCCCATCCGGCACGCCCGCAGCCTGCTCCGGTGCGGCGATCAGCTCTTGCAGCAGGGCAATCACGCCGTGCTGATACCTTGCAAGATCAGCTCCGCGTTCGGCGTGGCGCAGTGCCAGCAGGTTTTTTGCGCGGGTTTTCAGGTTCGGTGTCATGCCTGCTTCCTCCAAAAATTATCAATGTCCTTTTCAGCCGCCAGCAAGGCATCAAGCGCCATGCCTTCCGGGGCGATCTGCAGAAGCTCATCCAGCCAGTTGGCCGATTCCTTGATTGGCTTCAGTTCGTCGCCCGTTGCAACAAACCGGCTGCGCTCTTTCCAGCGCAGTCCAATCTGATACAGCGCATCGGCGGCTGCCTCAAACGTTGGCTGGCTGGCGGCTATCTGCTCCTTGGCGAAATCCTGAATAGCAGCTTTGTGCAACCGGCCGGCCAGGTGAAATGAAAACAGGTTCATCTCGTTGACGCTTGTCCACTGTTCCAACGTCAACGCACCACGCTGCAGCGCGTCTATCGTGGTGCGGAACGGCATCATCAGCGCCACGATCTGTTGCTGGCTGATTGGCTCAACGCTGGCGCGGAAGATGGTGCTGTAGATGATCTTGTTTGCCATGTGGCTGGATATGCGCTTGGGCTGGTATGCCTTGCGCGGTGATTTGGATTTGGCCATATGGCACCCATAAAAAAGCGGCCATCAGTCCGCGTCACGCATAAAGTCAAAAAAGTCTAGTTGCTGCCCCATGTTCCCGGCCTCAGTCAGGAATTTAACGGCCTGACTGAAATAGACTGGGTTAAGTTCAGTCCCAACAAATTTGCGGCCAATCCTCAGACTCGCAACGCCTTCTGAGCCAATCCCGGCGAACGGCGAAAAAACAACATCGCCTTCATTTGTCCACAACGTCAGCGCTCGTTTTGTGATATTAAGCGGCATCGGGCATAGATGTTTTTCCGCATCTGGATCTGCTGCAACCCTGGCATTTAGCACGTCTGTTGCCGGTAAATCGTAGTCGCCTTTTCCGCTTTGGCCCGGTTTCCAGTTCCATATAGGGCTGGCGAGTTCTTGCCAGATATCTAAAGGCACCTCAGATTTTGGATGAGTTACCGGCTTGATTAAATCGTCTTCGCCTTCTTTTGCCCACTTGCGATAAACCATGAGGTATTCAGGCATTCCGACTCGGCAGATGGTCGCGTCTGATTGGAATGATTTCCAAAGCAACCCATGCGCGTTGGTTTTTGCCCGTTCCAGTACCGGGTCGCGAAAGATAGTGATTCTGCAGTGAAAATCAAATCCGGCCTTTATGTGTGCGTCTGTGCATCGGTCTGAAAACGCACGAATGCCTGCAGTACCTGTTTCGCTGCTCCCCTGGTAATAAACCAGGTCTTTTACATGGATTGCTACGAGCCGCCCGGGGCGCAATGCGCGGAATGTTTCGTTGACGATGAACTGATATTGCTTAAAAAATTCATCTTGGTCTGCGCAATTACCCATATCTGCTGCGCTCTCGCCGTAGATGTAGAGGTTCGCATATGGCGGCGAATAAATGCAGAAGTCGATACTGTTATCAGGAAGCGTTTTGGCGAATTCAACGCAATCGCCGTTATAGATTCCGAATTTTTCATTTACTTCTTGATCGTAAATATTAGGCTGCATTGATAAACCCCGGCAGATTTGCGGCCATAGTTGGCGCATAAGTGTTTTTAATGTTGCGTGTTTCGACTGTTCGACCCATAGCGGCGAACATCTCCAATTTCATGCGCTCGTGATCGTCAGCTTTTCTGCTGACTGTTTGCCATATTGGCAGCTCTGTTTCTGCCATGGCGATATGGCAATGAACTTCTTTTTGCTGGCCGAAACGATAAAACCGACGAATGGCTTGGTAATACGATTCGTAAGAGAANGACAGCCCGATGAATGCGGTGTGGCTGCAGTGCTGCCAGTTAAGGCCGAATCCAGCAACGCTTGGCTTTGTTACTAGCACCCTGATATTGCCCAACGAGAAGTCATTAAGCCGCTGCTCCTTCATCTCAGGCGACATGCTCCCGCGAACTTCAACGGCATCAGGAATAATCGACGTTAGCGCGTCGGCCTCGTAATCTGTGTCGCACCAAAGAACCCAGCATTCATCATTGCTGTATACCAATTCGCGCAACTTCTCGGCACGAATGGCGGCAGTCCGGCGTTTTTCCGTATGGAGACTGGTTGCACTCATCTCGATACGCCGGAACATCTCGCCCTCGCCTGCGCCTTCGTCCATGTTTGTTTTGACGATATGCCGATGAACATTAAGACTCGGCAACGAATAGCCATCATCCGAATAACCCATGTCAGACGGCCTGCCAATCATGCGCGACCAGCTGGCGACCCATGACCAGAACGACTTGATACCATGCCGCTTTAGCCGGTATCTGCCCATTTCCGTTTGATCTGCTATAAACCAACGGGCCAGCATTTCATTGCTGTTCATCGCCCCCAAAAATTGGGAATGCTGGCCAAGCTCCATATGATCATTGGGCGCCGGAGTCGCTGTTGCAGCAAGTCGCCAGTCGATAGATTGGGCGAACTGCATTAATGCAATACTGGTTTTACCGCCATACGATTTGATGATGCTAGATTCGTCTAATACGATCCCTCCGAAATCAGAAGGCGAGAAGTTTTTCAGCATCTCGTAGTTGCTGATGTTGATTCCTTGCTGGATTTGGTCGCGATGGCGTATGACTTGAGCGTCAACGCCAAATTTAACTGCCTCCCGCTTATGTTGTTGCGCCACCGCGAGAGGGCATAAAATCAGAACGGGCCTGTTTGTTTGTTCATGAACCAGCCGCGAATATTCAAGTTCGACGGCTGTTTTCCCAAGTCCGGTGTCGAGAAACGCGGCGCCACATCCGGCACGCATTAGAAATTCGACCGTATCTCGCTGATGCGGAAAGAGCTTGCTGTTGATATCAACATCGCGATCTGTTCCTCGTAATGGTGTAACTACTTCTTTTGTCCGCAAAAAATCAAGATATTCGCTCATTCGTAAACCCTTCCAGCAAGACGCTCGCGCAGTTCGCGAATCTCGAACTTCAGATAGTCTATTTCGCGAGCTTGATTAGCGTTGTGCTCTTCCAGCGCTTCATTCTGCATGCGCAGCTGGCTAATCATGTCGCCACAGTCTGGCGTCAGCGCGTCGTCAATAATCTGCCGCAGCGCAGCGCCGGGGATAGAGATGTCGTCCTCTCCGCCGTGCAACAGTAGTGCGTTGTCTGTTTCTCTGCTCATTGTTTTGTTTGCTCCTTGTTTGCCTGCCTTGCCTTGTCCTGCCTCGCCGGGCCGCGCCTCGCCCTGCCCCGCCCTGCCTGCCCCGCCTGCCGCGCCTTGCTACGTCAACGGAGCGCTGCAATAGCTGCGCTTGCTTGATCGACGGCAGTAATCGCCGTCTGAATGATTGGTGCGCGTTCATCGTCAATATCAAATGCCGCAGATTGAAGGCTTGCTGCTGCGTCCTTTAGCGCCTTTGCTCTGGCGTTCAATTCTTTCAGCGCCTGTTCATACATGCTTGGCTGGCTGACAACTACGGACACCGGGTGGTATCCAGACTGACCGACATGCACATAGACAGGGGTCGGGTCGCTGTTTTCGCCAATAACCTGAACAGACCGGATCAAATCCCGCGCCTGAAAGGTTCGATATTCCTCTGCTGCCGTTCTATCATTCCACTCAAAAACGGGATGGAGCGGGGCGGCCTCGTCTCGCGATTCGTCTACCACCTGACGCGGCCTCAGTTCGCCGCTGGACAGGTAGATGCGCTGCAATTCTGCAGCCGCTACATCTGCCGATATGCCGCTGATTCGTGTCCCGGCGCGAAGCCTGAAGTTCACGTCCCGTTTTGCCTGTCTCACATGTCGATTTGCCATTGTTGCTCCTTTCGTTTGCCTGCCTAGCCTATCCCGGCCTTGCCGGGCCTATCAGATCCCAGTCATGCCTGCCTTGTCTTGCCGTGCCCCGCCGCGCCCCGCCACGCCTGCCTTGTCTTGCCTCGCCGCGCCTGGCCGAGCCTAGCCCCGCCTGCCTTGTTACTGAATCTCGAACGTTCCCCAGCCCAAGCCAGCCGATTCGCGGCTGTCTGGCCTGCCTTCGCCAATGCCAACTTGCATGCCCACGCGGGCCATGAGGTTAGTCACGTCTGAAATAGTGAACTGGTCAGCGTCGTATCGAACCTTGACCGCCGCGCCCCATTCACGCCACATCGGGCGAACGCGGATATCGGCAACGCCAGTTTGGTTGCGAACTGCCATTTCGAGCATTTCAGGGGCGCCAGCATCAAGGCGAATCAGCGGTATTCCGTCCACTTTGTCGAATCCGTCCGCCTCAACAAACACGCTAAGCTTTGCCAATGTCATGCGGAAGCCGACCAGACGGCATGCGCTGATGATGGCCTGACGAAAAGCGCTTGCCGGTATGCCGACCCATCCATCTGTTGATACGTGCATGGCTTGGCGGAAATCGTCCTCGAAGTCTCTGGCTTCGCGAACTTTCTTTCCCTTTGCTGTGCTGCCTTCCAGCATCTTGGCTTTCATCGCTTGCATTGCTTTCGCAGAAAACCGCGCCTGAACAAATGGGGCTGTGCCTTTGATGTTGAAAACCGCCGTTTCGATTTTTGGTGGTTTTATTTGCACTGCTACCGCTGTTTTTGCTGTCGTCATTTCGTTTGCTCCGTTAATTTGCCGTCGATTGCTCCGGCTCGACGGCCTGCCGGGTGTTGCTGTTGCCTGCCTTGTCTTGCCGCGCCACGCCCTGCCGAGCCCCGCCTTGCCTCCTTGCCTCGCCTCGCCTCGCCTCGCCTGGCCTCGCCGGGCCTCGCCCCGCCTTGCCTGCATTGATGCTCACTTGCGAGTTAGCACCCGCAGCGCCACGCTTAGTGGCACGCTGTTGGCGCACAAAAAACGGGCCGCGTGATACGGCCCGAGTGTGGTTTTGTGGCGCTGCGCGACGGAAACAAGGTCGCGCATTGCACAGTTTGCTCGGCGATCAGAAGGGGGCGTCATCCCCCCCCCATTCGTCACACCCTGTTGCTTTGAAATCATCCGGCACGCTCCAGCTTGTGCTGATCTTGACCTGCCAGATCAATGGTGACGGTCTTGCCATCGGCGTTGACCACCTCGCACCGGTACTCGTGGCACTGGTATGAGAGGGCTCGGATTTTGTAGTCTGTGGCCATGATGTAGTCCGAAAAAATCCCCGCTCTATGGCGGGTTCATGGTGGTGGAATTTGGCGCGGGTCAAAATGGGATTAGATCATCATCAAAATGATCCGCATGCTCGGCACGGCGCTGGTTTTCTTTAGGATGTTCCCGACTAGATTCCCGGCTAGATTCCCGATTGCCGCCTAGCATCTGCATGCGATCCGCGATAATCTCGGTCGTGTATTTCTCTGCCCCGTCTTTATCCGTCCATTTGCGCGTTTGCAATTTTCCTTCAAGGTAAACGCTTGCGCCTTTTTTCAGATATTCGCCTGCAATCTCTGCCAGCTTGCCGAACATCGAAACGCGGTGCCATTCGGTGCGCTCCTGCTTCTCTCCGTTTTTGTCTTTCCATGATTCACTGGTGGCAACGGAAATATTGCAGATTGCATCGCCATTCGGCATGTATCTGATTTCAGGATCACGGCCTAATGCGCCGATGATGATCGACTTGTTTACGCTTGCCATTTATGCGGCCCTTTTCATGGTTATTTCGGTGATTGTGTTCTCAAGCTCTGACAGAAAAATGCTGATCTCTGCGAGCATTTCACCGATGAATTTATCGTCTCGGCTAATTCGCTTCTCAAAATAGGCCAGATCAGGTGGTAGGCGGTCATCGAAGCTCACAAAGTCGCACCACTGGCGGCCAGTGCATGCCATCTGCGCTTGCATCTGGATAAAATATTCGCGCTTAGGCTCGCCGGTTTTGATTGTCTCGATGTGCGTCCAGGTGTTCGGGCATTTGATTTCGATCAGACCAACATCACCGACTAGACCATCAGGGGATGCGCCAAAGTGCTCAATATCAGGATGTATGACCAGCCCTGTTTCAAACACCATCAAATTGCTTCTGATTTCATACTCAGACCGCGCAATAGGCTCAAGTTCTACGCCTCGTTGCATGGCGGCGCTGCTGAATGATTCTGTCGGCGTGTCTGTCAATCGTTCGCAGATCAACTGGGCCATGTAGTTTTGTCGGCTGGCTGAATATCCAGATTTTGTTTTAGCAAGCACATCAGCGACCCGGCTGGCGGTTACTTTACCGAGTCGAGCCGCATACCATTCATGGGTTTTCTGATCCATGCTCCAGTTCCTTTCTGCGCTTATCTTTGGCCACAGTCACGATAGAACGGAATGATCGGTCTGCGTTGGCTCTGAATGCTGATTCAAATGTCTGTCGCAACGACTCCATATCTTTGGATGCTGCGATCTTTTCAGCCCAGTCCATAGCTTCAGATTCAGCCTTGTTTGCACAAGCTCGCTCGCCGTCGTCATCGTCTTGTGTGATGCCGAGCAGCGCTGCTAAACCATAACGGCGGGCATATGTAAGCGTTGCGCCATAGCCTTGCGCGTCCTGTTTTGCGATTGGAACAACGGCCACGCCGCTGATCCACTGGCCAGACTTGTGTATCAGGATGGTCTCCAGGTGCAGCTTTCCGTCATCAGATGGCTGTGGCATTTGCACCACAGCCAATCCGCACGACTTGAGCGCATCGCTACACGCATCCCAAACGGCGCCAAGGTCTGCATATCTGTTTTTTAAATGAGGATTGACCGCATTCTTGATCGCAATCCCGATTTTCGGCTGAGCCGCCGCAAGCGATTCAGCCAGCTCGTTGATCTTATCGCTCGTTTTCACGCTGCTTTCCTTTCTTCAGGAACCGATGCGCTGTCGTTTTTAAGCGAATCCAGCTCGTAAAACACAGCCTTGATCTTGTCCAGATCAGCCTGGATTCCATCCGCCTCAGATGCGCTGTATACGGTCGGATATCCAAGCAGCCCAATGCACCGCTGCGCAATGAGCGATGCAGCC